GCATTAGTGACCTAAAGTTGAAATGGGCTAGGAATTTAAACCTGAAAATCAACTCTCTCGATTTCTCGAACAGTACATCATAAGAATTTGTGACCTGGAAAAATATTCTCTTAACAAGCGCGGACGCTTAAGAAGAGTTAAAAACCAAGTTAACTAAATTCTCAAGCGCATTGCTCGATGGAGTACTATGTACACCAACCAATGGGTCACCCATTGGATTTTATATATATTTGAACCTTACCAGGTTTATGGTACCACTAAAGGACGAACAGGATCGTCATATATAAATGCTACCGGTGGGCCTAAATAAAAGCCCAAAGTAAAATCTTCCGCTGCTGCGACGTAAGATTGCACGTGATGAGATGATGGTTCAGCTGCCAAACCATTTTTGACTGTAAAATTCAAATCATGGTAACCATAAGCATCTATCACTCGTGATGTTTTGCCAATAGAAAAACGCTTATTAAAATAATATGGTAATTCTACTTCAATAACTGGATTTTGTTCCGCAGCAGTGGCATGCCCTCCATCTATGAATGTCAGCGAATTAGTTGTCCAAAAATAAGAAAAAGCTTCAGGACCTGCGTTTGCCTTAGGCAGTGCAAGGACTGCCTTTCCATATTCAAAATCTCTGGAAGAATTACGCACAACATTCATATAGGATTTTTCACAGCAACAATCCGTACATAACTGATATTTCCATCGTATACCGCCCCTTGCACATAAAAAAGCGGGTGTGAAATAATTCAGTAATGTTGCTCCTGTGAAATTATAAGGTGTGCCTCCATCAGTAAACACTGCATCTGGTGCATAACCACGTGGTAATGGAAAATCACTCAAAGAATAATTCACCATAACATGACCAGGTTCTGTACCTGCATCCAGAGCTCTAGAAAAACAATATCTTTTAAGCACTTGACGAATAGATGTAATTGGATCCCCAATAAATACATCCATAGTATGGTCAGTTTGGCTCAATAAAGGCGCAGCTAAATGTTCTTCAACAACTGGATTCATGGGCGCATCCTCCATGATCGTGTTATCTGAATCAGGAACATTTTCGCCAGCTTGTGGTAAATATTCTCCTGATTGGGGCGCATACCAAGAAATGGAGCGCAATTGCTGTTCATCTGGAACTGCCACTTCAAAATCGTCCGCGGCTGAAACAAATACATTAATCGCGATATCATTATTGGCATCCGAAGGTGTTGTAAGTTCATTGACAACATAAACTGCTAAAATACCATTGGAATCTGGTCCGGATGGACCTAGACTCAGCGTTGAATGTTTAGGAGAATCTCCCAAACTACGTAGCAAAAAGGGTGTTTGTTGACCCCATCCGACCTCTACTGTAAAGTCTCTTTGCTCTGCTAAATCAACGATCTTAGTAAAATTGGTGTTATACTCATTCGTCAAAAAATAGCTAGGATCATAAACTATTTTAAGTCTGCCCTTGTGAAAAGCAGAAGCAACAATCTGAAACCTATATTTCAAGGTACCTCTCCAATATTTAAATGGTAATGAAACAAAATACATAGCGGGCATGTGCAATTCCTGCACACCTCCAAAAAGAAGTTGATTTGACATGCCTGGCGTCACATAAGCGTTCCATAGTAATGTTTCAGCAGCAGCTGTTTGTGTCCACGCAAAAGACGTCAAATAACTTTCACGGGAAGCAATGGATCTAATGGACATCTCATCATCACCAGATAAGCCCATTGTCCTTGTATCACACGTAAGTTCTTGCTTGACATCCATTGATAATTTAGTGGCTGAATCTGTAACATTTGTGTTGGTCATATTGCCCAAATAGGTGGGTTTATAAGGTTGAATATCGGAAATATCAATAGGCCTAGAATAGCCAAAGATGCGAGCTATACTAGCTACAGCAGATGCTCCTATAGATGTGGCTTTAGCATACGGTCCAATCAAAGGTGCTGAGATTAATTTTCCTGCGATACGTGCTATAGTAGAAGCAGGTCCTGATATCGCAGTATTTACATATTCATCAGATTGTGGAGTATAACAACATTTACAATTTGGTGGAGATGTGCTACCAATAGGTGGATCTCCAACAGCTGAAGGTCCAACGGCCTGCGCAGATGTAATAACAACTTCATCAGGTATTGGATCTTCAGCCGCTTGGGCTGTATAATGAAATTGCCGTCGCAAAGTTTGGAGCATACAAGCAGCTATACCAACCTGAGCAAGTTTGTCCTCATAATTGGCAATAAGCAAATCCTCATAATGCGCCAATGAGGAATGAAACTCGCCGGGAACATATTCACCTGATTGTGCAGCAATAGCTCCTGGTTCATTAGATGTAGGTGTAGACATAACTACATTCTCCGCCCATGCGAAAACGGAGATAGTTACAGTATCCGTTGAACCATTGGCGTGTTTTAAAGGAGTCATATCTCTAATAGAGACTTCTCCCATACCCCGCCACTCTTGATCAGGAACATCCAACGCATTGTTCTCCCAAACGAATGGCAAGTGCATCTCACCTCCTTCAGAATTGGTAGGGTCCAAATACAAATGAGGTCGCTGACTAGCTTCAGTAATGTCAGCTTGAACAGGGCCCCTGTCTTTGGTCAAACCATCAAATAATGCTAAAGGAGTGTAAGCAGCAATAACTCGTCCATAATGAAATCCATTTCCATTTAAGACAAATTTAAGCTTCATAGTGCAACGCAACAAATTGTAATTAGCGATGCGGTTAATTACCCTAGGATTCTCCCAAAAATCTTGCCATGGGTTAAAAGTTTCATATAATGGTGTTGTGGTGCCCCATCCAAAGGATTTAATCTTAATCGGACGAGAAAAGAAACTTTGTAATGAATCCTCATTGTTGTCTGCTAAAGTGTATGTTGATTCTAAAGGTGAGGGTACATCATACAAAAACCCTGTGTTTTGATCTGAAAACGTAACTATTTCCTTCTTAGTTGCGCTTGCGTTTGTTATATTTATATTCATATGTGAAGTAACTGTTTTTACAATACTCGCAGGGACAGTTAATCCTACGAGCTTGGTGCGGTGATATTAGTATGAGCAATACTTCCCCTAAAAAGGGGTCTGTTATAAACAAGCTCTTATATGCAAAGCCTAGTCAAATGTGTGATATTCACGGCACACTTTACCTGTACACTTGGCTGGTATCCATATACATATAATTATTTTTAGCGTAACGTGCGGATAATTCCGCACGGAGGGACGTATTAAGTATACCCGAACTTCATATAATTAAATCTCACCAATGCGATAGCGTTCCATCCATTGCTGAACACAATCATCATATGTGAGATCCAATGTTGTACAAATGTGCGTTATGTCTGATCGCAATGCAATTTCACACATCTGTTGGCGTCTATGCTCATAAACCTCCCTACCATGATTAAACCATTCACGTAGAGCACCATCTATGACACTAGCCGCCAATTGTTGCTTTGTAAGTTCTTTACTTTCCAAGTTGGAATGTAAACTTTTAAAAATGGAATCTTCATGTAATGCACCCATCACATGCCCCGTCTCCGGGCTCCAAATTCCACGGCGCTTCAAAAAATCTGCCTCATCATCGCACATAAAAGGCACAGGAACAGACGTTTTATCGGGCATGGTAAAAACCATATCGCGAGTCTTAAAAAACTTTGCCACATATATATGATTAAAATCATCATGGCCTTGTTTGACAGATCCTTTAGCGTCATCTCCATATGTCATAAGCTTACACACAGATTGAAACGTGTGCTTGTAATCTACACCTTTCAAATGGAAAAAGGATGCTCTGAATAGTAATGAATTTACAATGGAATTTATATAAACAGTCAAATTTTGACCAGAGGGATTTGATCCTATTAATTGCAATAAATCACCATTATAAGCCATCACAGGATAACATATATCAGTAGCTATACCTCGCATGACTACCAAATCGTCATCAGAATAACCTGATTTCGCTGCCATATCTATCAAAATGCGAAAGGCTGCAAACATAACTTGCGCTGGCATACGCAAATCGTATTTACTGTAATCTCCTGCTAATATTCTATCTTTGCCAAAATATGACATGTGATCGCACAACGCGGACCATTCTGGTCCCATGCAATTCACTCCCACAGCGCATTCAGATACGGTAGGAAATAAAGACAAGATTCTAACTATAGGTAAATAATACTTCCTAGTAAGCATCTGTAATACTATTGGAGCAGCCTGGAAAACACGAACCTTCTTCTTTGTCATCACTGTGGGCTCGTCTTTTAAACATGCTTTAAAAACAGGATAATACCTTTCTCCTTTAGCATATATATTACAAGCAGAATCAAACTCGTCCCAAAACATGGAGTCCAATTCAACAGGACAAGATACTCCGTCGTAATCATCAGGATCAAGATAAGTTAAATGGTTCTTCTTAGGTCCTCCTAATGGAAAACCTATTGATGTGTTCGGTGGCATCTTGTCGATAAATCGTTTACCATCTATACCTGCCACTATTTCCATCCTAGACAAAGGTTGCATATCTAAAAGCAATTTACTCCTATCATCCAACAAGTTGTTAATGGAACGCTGATAATCCTTAACAGCTGCTGATAACAAATTCCCTTCAATACCGCATGATGGGAAAGCTGAATAAGTTAAAGACTCATACCATGGATCTGTGTTGTTAAAAGATGGTTTACCCCAGATATTCGGAACTTTACATACGTCATACACATGATCTGTAATAAAGGAATCTTGTACACTTGAATGATACGTAGCTCTCCCAATACAGGAACCATAAACTTCTATATTAGGTAAACCCTTGTCAGATACAATCCGACGAATGGGGCTCTTATCATGCACCTCTGTCGACTCAAAAAACTGTACACCGTATTTAATAGTAGATAATGTTCCCGAATTGTGAGACAATATAACACCCGGTAATTCGGATATAGCATCCATTGCTGCTTCAACTTGTGAACGAATTATGGTTCCAGCACATCCAAAAGGTCTCCCTGTAATTCCTCCTAAATGAAAGCCAGCTATAAATGGTTCTTTTGTCTCTGAAATTACAGGTGACATGCACATGCCAACCTTCGTAGGTATAGTTAAAACGTACTCGCCTCCTTTAAATGTCATAATTGAATTGTTAACCATCTTACTCTCAAATCGCAATTTTGACGAAATCAAATTTCCAGCATGATCTTTCCAAAATAATTCTGCAGGAAAGGTTGCATCTGGATATTCTTTTGGAAAAAAATCTAATAAATTCTTCCAAGAACCACCATTGGGCACCCAAATTAAGGACATATCTATATCTGGTATATCGATTGACTGGCTTCTAGAAATATAAGCACTAAAATTACCTCCAGCTTTATTGTCAGAATGCCTCATAAATGTGCACTTCATATTATCAGATTTCCATGCGTGACGAGGAATTAAAGCTACATTAGATGCAACAAAAAAACAATCTGTTGCAAATTGTTTGTTGCCTATATCATATGACATAAATGTCAAATTCTGTTGAGCCGTTCTCTTCAATTGATCGAATGTCATGGTCTTACTCCTATGCGATACTGGTATGTGATTGACCTCCAAACCATCCCAGTTCATCTCCTTTGCAATAATTGGTGTAATATCATTAGCATCTTTGGCTTCAATCTCTTCATCCGTAGGGAATAACATCGCATGAGGAACTACCAAATATCTATTCTTGCGATATGCCTGGAGCATGTAATACAACCCTGCGACAGTAGCGCTAATACCTAAAACATATGCCACTCGCTTAGATCGTTCATGTAAAATCATTCGATCTGCATTCCTCGTTTCTAGTGATAACTCTACTAACATATTAAATTCATTGCGCCAAGTCCACATTAAGCAAATTTGTCCCATAAAAAAAGAATACAATAGGGACCATCTGCCAATAAATATATATGTACAAATGTATGTGACACAACTAGCAATTATAAAATGTAAATAGCAAACGGTACTAGGCCATCTGACATACCACATACTTAATAGGCGGCGAAAAATCACTGAATCAAAAATATAATTAGGGACAAAAGCCAACCATGAGACACTACGATATGAATATAATGCCTCCATCCTAGACCAAATATTATCCCATTCTCTAGTTACAGTGGTTGTCAACCAAGACTCCACAGATGGTTCTTCTAAATAAATTTCCTCTGGGGGAGAAGACACACCTGCCTGTTTAGAGAAACGCTTATGCGAAATGTCCGGAGAAGCATAAGTGACGACATGTTGATCCATACCACACATGCACAACCGAATAGGACTTCTACAAATCTCGCAAAAATCCATTTTAGTAGATAAATGTGAAATACCTAATACCACCTTACGTTGATTAGCATAATGCTCTCTTGAATCAGCATTAGTGAATTGAATTAACTCACCAATACATATCTTATCCAACGGTTTTCCATTCCACACAATAGTTTTCCAACCTATCTTGTCTCTAAAACCACCTTCACATTTAATAGGATATGCCTTTTCCACTTTAAAATACCATAAATCAGGAATCTGTGGAATAACATCTCCATAATGTGCAAAAACCTTATTCTCATCTAACATGTTATTGGTTGAGAATTCAGGTTTAATAGTAACCGTCAAAATATAATTCGCTCTCCTTGCGATGGAAACTGGCTCTTCAGAATAAGTAGTAGCACAAAAATCCTTAGTATTGGTAGTCGCTACTACAAATTTTGGTTGAATTGAAACCTTTCCTTTCATCTCAGCTTCAGCCATGTTAGCATACATCTTCACATTGTTAACCAATTCCAAAATACGAACTGTTGGAGCAGTTTCAACATACTTCTCTTTTGTATTACCAACATCATCCAAAAACACACCATTAATACTAGATTTGTAATTAGACATATATTTGTCATGCTCATTTAAAACAATTGTAGATTCATCATCACATCTAAATCCATTAAAATGTAAAGCACTAGTCATAATCAACGGGCCTATAGTTGACTTACCAACACTACTAGTACCGTATATACCAACGCAATATGGTTTTTCACGAATATTACCACTTTGTCTGTGTTGCGTGAACTTACTTTGCATATCCTGCAACTTCACCAAACGATCTAAAGTGTATTTTCTGGTCAAAGTGTTTTTAAGTGTTTTGACCAATATTTTACCGGATGCAATTGTATCCGCAAATAGTTTCTCCAAATCATTCTCATCAATATCTACCAAATCCAAATTGCCTGGGCGCGCATAATCGGCATATTTAGAACACAACAAAAAATTATCATCGAAATTCCTCAAATCATGTTCTCCATATAATAGCGGCTTAATAGATCCTGTACGGATACACTCATAACCACCCTCAATAAAAAACATTACTGTGTTTACCAATGCATCAGCTAAATCAAAAGCACTGACATGTTTTGGTACACTTAAATCAGAAAACAATTTTAAACCACACACATCCAAATTAAGATTAGACATCTCCATCATACCAGCGCCAATTAACAATGAAAATAATCGTGATATCTTTCCAAATCCTTCATTGGCAATAGCTAATTTCCAATTTCCATAACAAGCTTGCAAAGTCTCAAGCCATTGCGTAGTTTCACTAATCCCAGATTGCTGAGTCATCTGTAAAGGACTATATCCAAAAATTTCCTGAATGCATCTAAGAATTTGCGAAGACAACGAAGATGTAAACTTACGCTTCACTTGGGTAACAATGTTTGCCATCACTCCAACCCAAGATTTGCAATCCCTAATTCGTAAAAACAATAAAAGGGCATCTTCATACTCACTAATTGCACGATCAATGAGCATATCACTATTAAAAATCTTTCCAACAAAAAAGCTCTTAAATTGATTCATAAATCCTGTAACCTTCAAATTATAATCCATTCCTGCTTGTGCATAATACTTCCTTGAAGCATTTGTTCCTTTCTTACTAAAGGACACAGGAGTCTTGCGCAATTTATTGCGCACTGATTCCTTCCAATCCTCATAATTCATCCAATACCTAGAAGAAATATTGACATTATATCTCAAATCAATATTTTCCTCTTCCAACAAAAAATCATCCGACATTAACAGGCCCATTCCTTCTTGAATAGATCCTGCCTGTGGTTGCATATACGTCATAAAAAATAACATAAGACGCTTAATACAATCACATAAAAATATGCACCAAATGATATAAAAATCATTTACTGCGGGGGTAGCCTCCCGGTAAGGGCTACGTGCCTTTTTTTCTGGTACTTCTCTCTTATTGAAAACTTTTGTCATATTAAGGCTAGGGGGGGGGGGGTAGATCAATGAACGCGATGTTCGTGTAGTCTATAAAACTACTATAGGCATAAATGCCTGACCATAAGGTCTTTGTTTCGTTCTTTCAAATGTGCGATCCTCCATCTAAATTTCTCCTTCAATAAAACTTTATCCGATAATCATGAGTACCAATCATAATCATCGCCCTTGTAAGGGTTACACTGGTATCCAGAACCGGCAAAGCCGGTGGTGCATTGGTATTACACCGAACCAGTGATTTACTAATATTATTTTATCAGCGAATTTTTTACTCATCTTTAACATCTTTCACTACTGCTGTCCGTTATCCAGATATTTCATATACCGAGTTACGATACACAATAATACCTTCGGTTGAGTCTCACGTGTGTTATACATGTTTAAAATTTCATTGTTCGCAGAACAGAAGTTGAAATCTCAATTTATATGTCGCATAAAAATACAGAAACAACTTGTTCCCCACTATATAAGTGGGAGGCAGACTAGAACTATAATGTGTTCCTACTGCTCTTTTAGTATTTAGGTTATACATAATTAAATGCTTGCCTAGGTAATTAAACCTAATGAGATATTGAAGTAATACAGTTATCTCAAACTGCGTACTAGTAAACAAAATAAATGAACTTCAGTAACGAAATGCAAATGCAAACGCTGGTACTGACTTAAAAAAAAAAAAAGTCAAGTCCAGCGTCGCAAAATACATCTCTCTGCAAAGTTCAAATAGGCGCTAACGCCAAATTTGGTGTCTTAGAAAAGAC